TGGCGGGAGTACAAATTCAGTTCACATGAGTGTAAAAGACAAACAGGTGGGTGGCAACCACTACAAGAAGATGAATGTAGAGGTCTACGAGTTCTGCATGGTTAACAACATTCCGTTCGTTGAGGGCAACATCATCAAGTATGTGTGCAGGTACAAGGACAAGGGAGGTCTTGACGATCTCCTCAAAGCCAAGCACTACCTTGAGATGCTAATCGAAAGTATGGAGGTTGTAAAAATTGATTACGAATATTCCGTAACGGATAACCCGTAACGGGTATAGTTTGGGTGAAACCATCCAAAATCAACCCCATTGGGTATACTTGAGGTCACAGTTTGTGATGTCAAGAACTTACAAGTAAAATATTGATTCATGTCATGTATTCTGCGCAAGATACTTGACGAAACCTTTAACACCACAGACAAATGAGCCAAACAGCACTCGATTGGTTAATCAGCCAACTCCCAACGATTGACTGGTCTGACCCGTACTACAAAGCTAAGCTCGAAGAAGCTAAGGCGATGGAGAAGGAGCAAATTGTGGATGCTTTCGACCTAGGCTTGGATCAAATCGACTATAGATTTGACCCTAAGAGAGCAGAACGATATTACTACGAAACCTTTGGATACGAAGACGAATGAAAGTAACACTTGAATTCAATCTCCCTGACCAGCAAGAGAGATTTGACAATCTCATGAATGGAGCAAAGTGGAAGTATGTCGTCAGAGAAATAGACGAGTACATGAGAGAAATACTTAAATGGAACACAGAGAACTTAGATGATTCGCAGCTGCTTACAGTGAGACAGATCAGAAGTATGCTGCTTCAGTATTTAGAACAAGAAAACTTAAGATTACACGAATGAAAGACCAATGCGAAAACTGCGAGGTTGCTAAATACAAAAAAGCTATCGAGCACATAGAGAACAACTTCAGCGATATACTGAACTACTACTCACACAGGTACAGTGGCCCTCAGATTAAAGCAATCAAGCGCGTTGCAGGCCATGTGCAATCCATCCTTATGACGCATAAGGTGATAGACTTCGATGACATAAAAAGATACGATTCAATGAACTTTACAGAACTAATTCAAGCCACCATTGAGTGGGGGAATCAACGAGGATTGATTCAAGAGCGAAACGCCACACGGCAGATGCTCAAAGTAACAGAAGAGATTGGCGAGCTTGCTGGCTCTCTCGCCAAGAACAAACGTGAGGACACGATCGACGCGATAGGAGACAGCCTTGTAACGCTCATCATCCTGTCAGCTCAGCTTGGTCTCGATCCTGCTGAGTGCCTTCGACACGCTTACGACGAGATAGCTGAACGAAAGGGTGAGACCGTTAACGGCGTATTTTTGAAGCAATGAAATTTAGTGTAATCATGCCGACTATGTGGCGATCACATAGGACGGTAAGGCTTATTAATACTCTGTGCGCAAGTGATAACATTGATGAAATTATCATCATAGACAACGATCCTTCAGCAAGGCCAAAGTTTGATATAGATAGCAAGGTGTGTTTACACGAGCAGAAGGAGAACATATATGTCAACCCTGCTTGGAATTTGGGTGTTAAAAAGGCCAATAACCTGTTGCTTTGCATCATTAATGACGACTTAAACATTGACTTCGACTACGGTATATGCCTTGTTGAGGAGTTCTTGAATGACAGAGGCAACGTGATAGGTCTTCACCCAGGGTCCTACAAGATGGACCCAAATGATACTACCATTGGTGTCATGCCAGGTCACTACATAGGTGCTGGCTGGGGCTGCTGTATCTTCATGAGAAAGGATGATTGGGTTCCAATACCAGATAATCTTAAGGTTTGGTACGGAGACAACTGGATAGTGAACAACTCCAAGAATGCTTTCAGCCTGTTGAAGGCTGTTCAGGGGGAGTTGCAAACAACTTCATCAGCATCTGAATTTCTATCTGTTGTTAACGATGATATGAAAAATGCAGAAAACAAAAAATTTTGATTCAGTGACTATTGGTTACATCGCTCATGATTATGATGTACACAAGAATTTCCTTGGTCATAGCATAGGTAACCTTTACACAAGTATTGAAGTTATAGCTCAGAGCGACAAGAACAAGCCAGCAAAAAACTATAACGAGATACTGTCAAAAAGTTCAAACGACATAGTCATACTAACTCACCAAGACGTATCATTCTCTAGTGATCTTGTAGAAAGGATAGACAACACTATATCAGAGGTTGGTGATTTTGCTGCGCTTGGTATGGTTGGTGTTGATGATAACAGGAATTATCATTGGTCAACAGAATCTCGCGTTCACGAGCTTTGTACAGCAGATTGTTGTTTTCTCGTTGTTAATAAGACTCATGGGATAATGTTTGATGAGGAGACATTTGATGACTATCATCTGTATGTTGAGGATTATTGCGCTCAGGCAAAATCTGTCACTGGTCATAAGGTATATACTATGCTGGTTAATTCACAAGAAGCCCCACCACAGGTTCGATTAGAAAACAATGATTCATACCTCAATCATCATTCTGTCACACTGAATAAGAGAGGACCAGCATGGGGAAGGTACTGGGAGTACAGGGAAAAGTTAGAGGCTAAGTGGCCTGGCATACAAACAACGTAACAGTTCTATTATGAGTGATCAAAAGTCGCTTGTTGTTGCAAGGTACAACGAAGATGTTAGCTGGGTTGATCAGTTTATTGATTTTGACCTGTATGTATACAATAAGGGCGATCATTTAGATAGGGAGTGTGTCTCCTTAGAAAATATAAATAGGGAGTCAGATACATTCTTGCACCACATAATAAATAACTATGATCAGTTAACGGATTATATAGTTTTTTGTCAAGGAAATCCTTTTGACCATTGTGATTTATCAACAATGATTAAGTCACACACAAGTGGATTTTTTCCGTTAGGTGATGTTTTTTCCTGTGATGGGAATGGTAGACCTCATGACTCAGGTATTGACGTATCAGGCACATCTGACAGAATAGGCATTCCTAGTTCTGATAGTTATGACTTTTGTGTTGGGGCTCAGTACATAGTACCATCAAGCATGATAACAAATAAGCCACTGGAATGGTGGAAAAATGTTAAAAGCGTACATGATTCAACAGATAGAGCTCCATGGGTTTTTGAAAGGCTGTGGATAAAAATGTTTGAAAGCAACTGTAATGAGTAAAGTATTAATCGTTGGGTCTGGTCTTTTTGGTAGTGTCTTTGCAAGACAGTGTGCTGAAGATGGTCATGAGTGCCTTGTTATTGACAAAAGAGATCACATAGGCGGAAATTGCTACACAAAGAAATCAGCCACTGGTATTGATGTTCATATGTATGGACCTCACATCTTTCATACGAACGACAAGTTTATATGGGATTGGGTAAATAAATTTGCTGAGTTCGAGCATACAGCTTTCTCTCCTGTTGCAAACAACAACGGAAAGGTGTACTCGCTTCCTTTTAATATGTGGACGTTTAATCAACTCTGGGGTGTTAGTACTGCTCACGAAGCAAAAGAAAAGATAAAGTCACAGTCGTACACACTTGCTCCCAAGAATAGCCTCAAGGATCACGCTATCTCGTCTGTTGGTAAAACGATATACAACAAGTTAATAAAAGGCTACACCAAGAAACAATGGGGTGTTGATCCGTCTGAGCTTCCAGCAAGTATAATTAAAAGGCTTCCGTTGAGGTTTGAATGGGATTCAAGGTACTTTGACGATAAGTATGAGGGCATTCCAATTAATGGATACACAAGTATGATTGAGAATATACTTGATCATGAAAACATCAAGGTTCAGCTAAACACATGCTATTTAAAGAATAAAGACTACTTAGACAAGTACGCTGATACTGTAGTTTATACTGGACCAATTGATGCTTATTTTAACTACTCAGAGGGAGATTTAAATTACAGGTCACTTCGTTGGGAACACGGTCAGTATGCTCAAGATGTGTTTCAAGGTTGTGCTGTAATGAACTACACAGACGAAGACACGCCGTACACAAGGGTTATAGAACACAAACTTTTTCTAAAAGCCAATAGGCCAAAAACAAAATCTACCGTTGTCAGTGTGGAGTACCCAGATGAATACTATAGAGGTAAAGAGGCTTACTACCCATGTTATGACGAAGAGAGTAAGGTCAGGTATAGCAAGTACAAGGAGATGGCATCAAAAGAGAAAAACGTAATATTCGGAGGTAGGCTTGCTGAGTACAAGTATTACGATATGCATCAGGTAATAGCGTCTGCATTAAACAAGTCAAAAAAGTTTTTGTCGGATGCTAATAAAGGTTGATGGATACAGCACAGAGGGTATAGTTATTGACCCTAATGAAACCCATGGTGAGGCTATTGAGCTCCATGGGCTTCTTGTTGTGCTGCCCAAGCAACCACCAAAAAAAGACATACTGTTCTCTGATAAACCAAAGAAGGAGCAGAAATGGATGCGTGTGCCTGTTCCGCAGGACATGGACAAAGTCAAATCCATGGATGAGTGGTTAGAGAAGCCAAAGGGTTTCAGGGATATGTATGAGGGTTATATAGAGCAGGAGTTTCGTAGACGTAGAGAGGGTGTGTGGTTCATGAACAACGGGACACCAACGTATATTACGGGCAGGCATTACATGATGCTGCAATGGACAAAGATCGATGTCGGATACCCTAGCTATCTTGCGTTCCAGCGCGAGATCTTTTTACATATGGCTGCTTGTGAAGTTGATCCTCGCTGCTTGGGCCAGCTTTATACTAAGTGTCGCCGTTCTGGATACACTAACATGTGCTCAGCGGTCGTTACTGATGAGGCGACTCAGGTAAAGAATAAGGTTCTGGGCATACAATCCAAGACTGGTAAGGACGCTCAGGAGAACATCTTCATGAACAAGGTCGTGAACATGTTCAGGGGTTATCCGTTCTTCTTCAAACCTATCCAGGATGGTACCACCAACCCAAGGATGGAACTTGCTTTTCGTGAGCCATCAAAGCGTATCACCAAGAAGAACAAGACTGCTATTCAGGGTGAGGCACTTGACACCATCATCAACTGGAAGAACACGACCAACAACGCCTATGACGGATTGAAACTTCACATGCTCTATCTCGATGAGGCTGGTAAGTGGGAGGACCCTGCTGACATAAGAGAAGCATGGCGTATCCAAAGAACCTGTCTTATTGTTGGTAGGAGAGTTGTTGGGAAGGCTATGGTGGGTAGCACGGTGAACCCAATGAGCAAGGGAGGTGAGGAGTACAAGAAGCTATGGGAGGACAGCGACCCAACGAAGCGAAACCAGAACGGCAGGACTACCTCTGGGCTGTACAGGATATTCATACCAGCTTATGAGGCCCTTGAGGGTTTCTTTGATGTGTACGGCAACCCTATCGTTGAGACACCTGAGGAGCCTGTTGATGGGCTTGATGGTGCGCCTATACTGATCGGTGCCAAGGAGTACCTGAAGAACGAACGTGAGTCGCTTAAGTTTGATTCCTCTGAACTCAATGAGGTGGTACGTCAGTTCCCGTTCACTGAGGACGAAGCGTTCAGAGACAGCATCGACGGCAGTCTGTTCAACATAGGTAAGATATACGAGCAGATAGATTACAACCAGGATCTGTTCCCTAACCCTGTTGTGAGTGGCAACTTCATCTGGGAGGAGCAGGACAAGAAGGTTGTCTTCACACCAGACAGACACGGTAGGTTTAGGGTGTCATGGATGCCTGGTGAGGATGAGAGGAGTGTCATCTATGAGGATAGGGGAAAACGCATGCCTCCGTTCCCTCACTATGGTGTAGGTGGTGTCGACTCCTATGATATTGATGCGACAGTAGATGGCAGGGGATCTAAGGGTGCGCTGCACATGTACAACAAGTTCTCCATGAACAGGCCGTCTAATATGTTCGTTGTAGAGTACGCCTCTCGACCAGACATGGCGAAGATCTTCTATGAGGATGTTCTGATGTGCGCTGTGTTCTACGGCTACCCACTGCTGATTGAGAACAACAAGTACGGAATTGCAAGGTACTTTGAATCAAGGGGTTACGATGGTTATCTTCTTGAGAGACCGAAGCACTTGATGTCTGGTTCTGGTCAGATGTCAAAGACCAAGGGTATACCATCAAACTCTCAGGATGTGATACACGCACACGCGCAAGCTATTGAGCAGTACATACACAACCATGTTGGCATTAACTACGAAACAGGCGAGTATGGGAACATGTACTTCGACAAGACGCTTGAGGACTGGATAGGGTTCCGTATAGATAAGCGGACCAAGTATGACCTTACGATAAGCTCAGGTTTGGCGCTGCTTGCTGCTCAGACACCGAAGAAGAAAGAGGCAGCTAAGTTTGATGACAAGAAGTTTTTCCGTCGGTATAGGGCGATCGGCTAGTGTCATATATTTGCGAAACAGGTAAAAGTTTCGTAATAAACTATGTACGACAAAGAGTACAACAAGACAAAAGGCTTCCCAGATCCACTCGCTAGTCCAGAAGAAAAGGCATCTAGGGAGTATGGTCTTAAGTACGCCAAGGCTATTGAATCACAGTGGGGTACAATAGACGACAACAACTCTACGATCAGCAAGCGAAACGCAACCTTTTCTAAGAGTAGGGACTACGCTAACGGTACGCAAGATACGTCTATATACAAGCAGCTACTGCATTCACTTGACCCTAACAACAACGACGGTAGTCTGTTGAACCTGGATTACACTCCAGTTCCAATACTACCAAAGTTTGTCAAGGTGGTGGTGAACAAGATACTGTCTAGAGATCCGTACCCAAACCTTGAGGCTATCGATCCGCTATCCTCTTCAGAGAAGAACAAGAACAAGAAGCGTGTGGAGATGCAGGTTCAGGCGCGTGAGGCTCTCAAGCAGTTGAAAGAACAGACTGGCATGGTTCTGGACATGGACCCAGATGAGATGCCTGAGACGTTGGAGGAGGCTGAGATCTTTATGGGAACAAACATCAAAACCGATGCTGAGATATCTGCGCAGATCGCTACTAACCTTACGCTCACTTGGAGCGACTACAATGAAAGCGTTTATCGGAGGTCTGTTAATGATCTGGCTGTTCTTGGAATGGCTGTTAATAGAAGAATAAACGACCCAGTATACGGCCTTAAAACTGAGTATGTTGACCCACCTTCTTTCGTACACAGCTTCACCGATGATCCTAACTTCGGAGATATAGTGTACGCTGGTCACATCAAGCGTATGCCACTCCATGAGTTGAAGAGGCTCGCTGGTGATGAGTTCACTGAGGAGCAGTACAAGAAGATAGCTACGACGGTAAAGAACAGGAACAACAACGATCCGTACGCGCTTGACAAGTACAGGTATGACGACACATCCAACAGAAGTGTGTACGGCTACGACGAGTATATGGTTGACGTTCTTCACTTTGAGTACAAGACTACAGAGCGTATGTTCTTTGAGGAGAAGGATAATAGGTACGGAAACACCAACTTTTTTTATAAGGGATACGAGTACAAGGAGCGGGCTGGCAGCGTGTTTGAGAGGAAGCCACACTCACTGGATATAGAGGTTGTGTACAAGGGGAGCTACGTCCTTGGGTGCAAGGACTATCTGTTTGGATACGGTAAGGCGACTAACATGCCAAGGAACATGTATGACATATCCAGAACACGGATGTCTTACAGTGCTGTGGCTACCAACATGCGGAGGATGATTCCTAAGAGCATGGTGGATAGTTGCATCGGCTTTGCTGATATGCTTCAGCTCACACACCTCAAGATACAGCAAGCCATAGCCAAATCAAAGCCAGATGGTCTCATCATTGATATTGAGGGCTTGGAGAATGTTCAGCTTGGAAAAGCAGGAGAGCTGCAACCACTCGACCTCCATGACATCTACGAACAGACAGGTGTCTTCTACTACAGGAGTAAGAACGCTGAGGGAGGATTCCAGAACCCACCGATCCGAGAGATAGGCAACACGATCAGGAACATCAACGAGCTCATCGGTCTGTACAACCACTACCTGCGTATGATCAGGGACGTGACGGGTATCAATGAGGTTGTTGATTCCAGCACACCTAAGGGTGAGGCTCTTGTGGGTGTTAGAGAGCAGGCCATTGCCGCTGCGAATAACGCTATCTACGACATCACCAACTCAGCTATGGTGCTGTACAAGAAGGTTGTTGAGGACATAGTCAAGTCGCTTCAGGTCCTGCCGAGAGACTCTGTTGTGTATAAGATGTACGAGAACGCTATAGGGGAGACGAACATGCAGGTTCTGAATTCCTTTGAGGATCTCCCCATGTACAACTTTGGTGTTGTGGTGGTGAAGGAGATGGAGGACAAAGACAAGGCGTACCTTGAGCAGAACATACAGATGTCTATCCAGCAGAAGGAGCTTGACATAGAGGATGCTATAGCCATCAGGAACATGAAGGACATCAACCAGGCTGAGAGGCTGTTGGTTGTGAGGAGGGCTAAGCGTATGAAGCGGCTTCAGGAGCAGGCTATGCAGAACTCACAGATGCAGGCTCAGATACAACAGCAGTCTGCTGAGGCCGCCTCTCAGGCCAAGATGCAGGAGATGCAGATGCAGGCTCAGCTAGAGGCCCAGACGATGCAAATGAAGGCCCAGCTTGATGCTCAGATGGAGGCACTGAAGCACGAGTTCAAGAAGGAGATAGAGTACATCAAAGCTCAGTCGCTCTTGGGTCTGAAGACAGACGACAAGGAGTTTGCTGAGAAGCTTGAGGTATTCAAGGAGCAGAGGAAGGATGAACGTGTGACAAAACAAGCTAAGGAACAGGAGAGACTAATCAACTTGAGACAACAGAAAAATGGCTAAGAAGGCAAACCTTGATGTATCAGATAAACTTGATATTACGATCAGGAGAGGAGACTCTTTTGAGCTGAGCCTTAATATCAAGGACAATGAGGGTAATAACATAGCGTTGTTAAGCAACGATTACAATTTCTTTATACAGGTTAAGTCTGTCACATCGCCGTCCTCTGCGTTGCAAACATCAGCCCCAAGGAAGACTGTCATAGCTGGTTCATCATTAGATGAGACTACAGTGACGAACTCACCAACAAGAAAAGCAGCTAGCCCAATATTCTCGTTTGTGGACAGGGATGATGATGGCAACGTGAAGCTGAGGGCAGAGGCTGAGGACACGGCTAAGCTTCCTGTGGGATCTTACGTGTACGACATACAGTACAAGTACGTAAACAATGGTTTCAATACTGTGACGACTCTTCTTAGAGGGTCATTCATTGTCAAGGAGGATATAACAACATCTGTCTGATGAGCAGGGTAACAGTAACTCTTAACAGTGGTGCCAAGGGAGAAACGGGCCCCACAGGTCCCATAGGTCCTACTGGGGCTGACTCAACGGTACCTGGTCCTCAGGGGAATACTGGACCGCAAGGCAATACAGGTCCTACAGGCCCCACAGGCGCTGACTCAACAGTGCCTGGCCCTCAAGGGGAGACAGGCCCTCAAGGGGAACAAGGTATACAAGGTATACAGGGGATCCAAGGGGTCCAAGGTGAACAGGGGATCCAAGGTGAAACAGGTCCTCAGGGTGATAAGGGTGATAAGGGTGATACTGGCGATCAGGGCCCTGTAGGACCCACAGGTGCTACGGGCGCTACGGGTGCCACAGGTGCTACGGGCGCTACAGGCCCAGCCGATAACTGGGTGTCAGATGGAGATGATATCTATTACATCGATGGCAACGTAGGGATAGGCACGACAGCCCCATCAGAACCATTGCATGTCGTTGGGGACATGAAACTTGAGGGTACAGTAAACTCCGACAACCTAACCCCAACAAACAGGTACGATGTAAGGAACTGGATACGCACAGGGAAAAGGACTGTAGACAATTCTACGTTTAACCCTATTTTACTTCTTAATGGCCCCAGAGGTCTTTGGTTCAAGCCTGATGGAACAAAGATGTACATCTCTGATTGGGCAACTGATGATATTTTTGAATACGATCTATCAACCGCTTGGGACGTAGAGACGGCTGTCCAGTCCTACAGGCTTGATGCAGCCCAAACCCCACCAAGCGCTAATACAGTATACAGCATATTCATAGACCCAACAGGGACATACCTGTACGCTGCTGATGATGATGAGGATAGGGTTCAGGTTTGGACAATGAGTACAGCATGGGACTTAAGCACAGCGTTTTCTACAGATTCTATGAGTGTGAGCATAACGTCCCTTGTTTCTGAATCAGTTAACCCGTGTAGTCTGTTCTTTAAGCCTGATGGTACAGTCATGTACACTGGTGACTTTACCACAGAAAAGATATACCAGTTCTCTCTGTCTACGCCATGGGACCCAAGCACAGCTAGCTATGTAAGCTCAACGCTGAACATGTCTAGCGTAACAGATTACCCAGGGCTACCATATGTTAGTAATGCTTACCCAAGTAATTACTTTGGGATGTGGATTGCAGATGATGGTGTAGATGTTTACACATCAGACTATCAGGCAGATGTTGTTGTACAATGGGAGCTTACCACACCATGGGACATAAGCACACTTTCTTTTGTTCGTTATAGCAGTGTATTCAGAGGCAATGACATATTTACTCCAGCGCAGATGTACTTCGCTGAGGAACAGCGAAAACTGTTTGTTGTTGATGATAGCTCTGACTCTGTTCATGAGTTTGATACATCCCCAGGGGTAAATGTTCAAACACTCTCTACTGATGGTAAAGTTTTTGGGGAGAAGGGCGAGTTTAATGGTATGGTTGTTAATGGTGTGCTTGATGTAAGAAGCGCTTCTGACATCCTTTCAATATCAACAACAGGACTTAACACTACTGGGTCAGTAAGCTGTGGTAGTCTTAGCTCAGGCAGGGCAGTTGGTTACGCTACAAGCAACATATGTTACTACGAAAAAGACAATGCTAATTTAGGTACTTCCTCAATTCCAGCTTACGATTGGGTGAGAATCGCAGATAACGGATTTGGAGACCATTTTTCTAGGGTAAGTATTGGCTCAAACGCTGATAGCGAAATAATAGCTAGAGGTTTATTAAACGTAAAGGGTAATGTTGAGGTATCCAGCAACATGGTTGTTTCTGGACAGAAACTTGCAAAAGAAGATATCACCCCCACAGGAACAATATACCACAACGATACGTTTACAGAGGCCACAGATACAGACATAGAATCTCACACGCCCGATGTTGGTAATGGGTACAGTGTATTTTACAACTCTGGAAGTGCAAACGCGAATATCATTGTGTCTGGCTCTAACGGGTGGGCAAGAAATGAATATGGGGCAAGAGATGACAACGATGGGGAGACTGTCATTGTAAACACAGAACTGTCTGGGGACTATGAGATAGTTTATGATTTGTCAAGCTCTGTTCTAGCAGATGTTACAGCGGATAGCTCTACGTTCCAAATCATATTTAACTACGTTGACAGTTCTAACTTTGACGTAATAAGATTATCCAGAGATTACGGTGACACCTATGTTGCTAGAATAGAGGCGGGTGTTATATCAAATATAAATTTTGAACCACATTTTGAATACACTCACCCAGAAGGGTATGCATATGCACCTATTCGAAATGGACGTTATAATTATAGAAATTTCATATGGCCCGCAAACACTGTGGACCATGAGATAAAGATTCGAAAAGTTGGTGACTACCTGGCTATACTACGAAACGGGCATCCATCGCTGTATACCAAGTGGGATTGGAAAACAAATCACAAGTTTGGGTTTGGTTTAGGTAAACTTCAGTACGGATATACTGGAGATGAGATAGAGGACGGTTGGAGACTGTCTCAACTTAAGGTACAAGAGATAACAGCGGCAGATATCGCTATTGACTCAGAGTTCTCTAACGGAGACCTGAAGATAGCAAATGGAAATCTCATTGTCAGTAATATTGTTAGTTCATCTAACGGTGATATTGTTATTGAGCCAGATGGCACTGGTGATATAGTTCTTTCTGCTGGGGAAATTGTTTTGTCAGACAATTTGGGCAACATGAAGATTCAAGTCAATTCTACTGGAATTGATTTTCATTCAGACATTACTGGAGATGTATTAAGGTTGCAAGGTTCCTCAAATAGAGTTGATGTGCTACAGCCGTTATCTCTTGGTGGTCATAATACAACAACATTAGAAAAACTTGGAATTAAAGCGTCTAACAACCAGAAAAATATTGTTTGCGAAAATTCATCTAACGTAGAAAAATTCACGGTTGAAATAAATGGAAGCGGAGAAGGTGTAACAACCGTGTCTGATCATCTTACAGTTACTGGTCAGATTACAGTAGATGATGGGGCTAATCCATTTACTCTTCCTTCTTCTGATGGAGCTACAGGTCAGGTGATGACAACCGATGGATCTGGTAACGTGTCATGGCAGACACCCTCTGCTGGAGGTGGAGGCGGAAGTTCTATCCTTGCTTATGACTACCTGTCAGCTGCATCTGACACAGAGTGGATCTTGAATAATGAGGTTGGTGGGGATGGAATCGTATTTGATACTGGTTTGTCTGTAACATTTACAGTGCCAAGCAGCGGAAAGGTTCTTGTTCAAGCATCAGCGTACATAGAGAATGATGCTAGTGACATATTGACAAGTGAAGTAGCGTTTGCTATAGATGAGTTTGGAACCACCTTTCTTGTTGGTGGCGCTTGGGATGACAATGGGGATGGCAGGAGACAGAACATATGTTACAAAAAAGGGAGCGAGAACTATGTTGATGGCAAGTATATCACGGTCAACAGCATAGGATCCTTCTCAACAACTGGAGGAACTGAAACACTGTATTTTGGTATAGTTCTTTTAAGTGGAACATCTGACTCATTACTCGTTAAGTACGGTGGCACGTACCCACCTATAACACTAACTGTAACCGCACTACCATAACAACATGGCTGTAAACTTTGATAGAGACTCTAACCAGGTAAACATAACCGTCCCATCACCTATAACGGTTACTGTTGTAAACCCACCGTCCGTCACCGTGAGTGTGTCAGATAAGTCTTTGTCTCCATTGCCTCTTGGTTTGACTAGTGGGACTGGTGGTGATGGCGCGACAGGACCCACTGGACCCACTGGACCTACTGGTGCGGATGGTGCCACAGGAGCGACAGGCCCAACGGGTGCTACAGGTGCTACAGGTAATGATGGTACAGATGGCGTAGACGGTCAGGATGGAACGACTGGTGCGACGGGAGCAACAGGTGCCACAGGCGCTACGGGAGATCCAGGTTCTGATGGTATAGATGGAGTAGACGGTCAAGATGGCGCTACGGGAGCCACTGGCCCTACAGGGGCTACTGGATCCACTGGGGCTACTGGAGATCCAGGTACTGATGGCGTAGACGGTGCTACAGGTCCAACAGGGGCAACTGGTCCTACAGGGGCCACAGGAGCCACAGGCGACCCTGGAGCAGACTCAACAGTACCTGGTCCTACAGGTGCTACTGGAGCTACAGGGGCTACAGGAGACCCTGGTCAAGGGGTTCCCACTGGAGGGACGGCTGGGTATGTACTTGCAAAAGCATCAAATACCGACTATGACACTGAGTGGCTTGAGCCTGATGTTGCGTCAGACACCAACATAGCTAATGCTAACTTAACTCTTAACGCCACAAGATCTGTTGATATTCCAGTAGGTACGGCATTAGCCTTTTATAACTCTTCTGGGGTAACTGGTCAATACGCACTTCGTATAATTGCATCTGGCGGTCCAAAACAATCTGTTTCTATACCTTCTGGGTTTGATGATACAAATCTTGTTGTTGGTTCAGACGCAGGGGCTCTTTGGCTTCCTTCGTCAGTTACAGGAGAAAATAATGTATTGCTTGGTCGCAGAGCAGGTTATGCGGCCATGGATGGAGATAATAATGTTATGGTTGGCGGTCAGGCTGGAAACAGCCTTTTCGCAACGAACAATAGTATATTTCTGGGAGCTTATTCTGGAATACCGCCAATAACATATAGTGGACCTACGTCTGGACTGATACGAATTGCTAACTCATCTGTTCCAGCAAACGGATCTCCGTTATTTAATGAATACGACCACCTTATTTCTGGTCAGTACGATGACTATGAAAACAGGTATGTGAGGATAAATGGTGACCTTCAAGTAGGCGCAACAGGATCAAATGATTGGTACACGTTTAGAAAGAATGACATTGATGGAACACTAGACCTTGACTACGGCAATGGTGTTTCTCTTCAGGTAGGGCAAGAACAGCATTTCTATGCTAAGGCTACGGAGAATATTACTGATGGTAATGTTGTGATGTTTGCGGGTGCTGAGGGCGATCATCTTCTTATTGCTAAGGCGGATACAGGCGCAACAGGGTTTATCCCTGAGTGGGTTATTGGTGTTGCTACGCAGAGCTTTAACACAAATGACTTTGGCTATGTCACTAGCTTTGGTAAGGTAAGAGGGTTAGATACAGAGGACTACAATGTTGGTGACCTGCTGTATCTGTCAGGTACAACAGCAGGTGAGTTTACAACAACTGAGCCTGCAACTCCCAATATACTGTTGGCCGCTGTCACCAACTCTCACCAAAATCAAGGAACAATATTTGTTCGACCAACCATTAAGTATGGTGCTGTAGGCCCTACTGGCGCGACAGGGGCTACGGGTGCTACAGGGGCCACAGGTTCAACAGGCGCTACTGGAGCAACTGGAGATCCAGGTACTGATGGGATTGACGGTATAGACGGTGCAACAGGACCTACAGGTGCTACTGGTTCAACTGGGGCTACAGGTGCTACAGGGGATCCTGGTACAGATGGCGTAGATGGAGCGACAGGTCCTACAGGGGCTACTGGTGCCACAGGGGCTACTGGTGCTACTGGTGCCACAGGGGATCCTGGTGCTGACGGTACAGATGGGGTCGATGGGGCAACAGGGGCTACGGGAGCGACTGGGGCGACAGGGGCTACGGGAGCGACTGGAGACCCTGGTGCTGACGGAGTAGACGGTGTAGATGGATCAACTGGAGCTACGGGTGCAACTGGTGCGACAGGAGCTACGGGTGCTACGGGAGCGACAGGTGACCCTGGAACAAATGGTACTGATGGGGTTGACGGTGCCACTGGGGCTACTGGTGCAACGGGAGCGACTGGTGCAACGGGTGCCACTGGCGATCCAGGTACTGATGGCACCGACGGAGTTAATGGGGCCACAGGCGCTACTGGGGCGACGGGTGCGACAGGTCCATCTAGTATAAGCAAAACAACATCAGCTGGCGCTGGTCAATACTCTACTGGAACACAGACCTATGACTCATGGGCAAGCGGATTAAGTTTAACTGCTGGAGCCTTGTATTATTGGACTGGTTCTTCATGGAGCCTTGCTGATGCAAGCGCAACTGGTACGTCTTCAACCCTTCTTGCTGTTTGCTCAAACACGACAGATGGAACAGATATGGTTAGTAGAGGAGTAGTTAGGTCAAGCACGTCGTTGACATCTTTGACTTCAGGACAGCTTCTATTTGTATCCGAGACATCTGGAGCTGTTACAGCGACAGCCCCATCAACAAGTGGGGCGGTGGTAAGGACAGTTGGTTATGTTGTTGATGCAACAAACAGTGCGTTTATGTTTGACCCATCTAGTGATTATCTTGAAATAAATTGATATGGAAATTAACAAGATAAATGGAATAGATTGGGCCGACATTGCAAAGGTGGACGGCATATCGGCTGGGGACATTGCGAACGTTACGGGCATCGACGCGCCTGCGGGAGCGGGAATCATCACCAGTGGTTTGTACCAATTTTATGATGTGTCCAACGCGTCAAGCTATCCAGGCAGCGGAACTACATGGACCGATTTGCAGGGCAACTACAACGTCACACTATACAACGGTGTTGCATATGTGAGCAGTTCGCCAGCCCATTTTGATTTCGATGGGGTGAATGACTACGCGAGAGGCGCAAGCAATTACGCCTTAAGTGGTTCAGCAATGACAGTTGAAGCGTGGTTTCGAAAGGACGGGAGCGGGAATTATAGGCAGAGTATTTGCGCATCATTGGAAAACACCCTAAGCAATCGTAGGATGATTATGAATTGCGAACAGAACATTGGAAAGGGTAGGTTGATATTTTTCAGCACGGCAGGTGGAGGAATGGGCACATTGTTGACCACAACGAATTTGAGCAATTCGACATGGTATCATATGGTGGGAACAATTGACGGAAGTGCAGGCAAATTGTATTTGAACGGCACGTTGGAATATTCGTTGACATTGTCTGGCACATTAGGAACGTGCAATTTGTTCGGCATCGGTGAACGTCAGATTAGCGGGTCGCGTGACTACTTCAATGGCGACATTGCAAAGGTGCGCATTTACAATAAGGCATTGGACGCCACAGAAGTGGCGACGAATTGGAACTTTGAAAAAACAGCATTTGGGTACTGATGAGAAACAATAAATTGTATTATGTCCTGCCGTCAGATATGGCGAAACAATTGGACTACGGAGCATTGGAAGAACAGAGTTACGAAACCGTTCGCCACTCGATTGACAGAGCATTGTGCATTGTCGAGTACAAAGGTGCGTTGGCTGTTCGTGGTGGTTCATTTTACACCTACGATGAGGCGTTGGCATTGATGCAAACGGCTGATTGGTATGATCCGAATGAAGATTTTTTGAGGTGAAATCGGAAATTTAGACGTCCGTAAATTGCAGCCATGAATTACAAGACACTTATAATAAATAGTCTTAAATGGTCGGCTCCAGAGCCATAAAAATAACTAAATTTGCACCATGGCATTTAAATTCTTTTCAAAGACTTGGCCCCTCAAGGGCGAGCAACAGGTTAACAACGGGACGTTGTTGAACCCTGAGATTTCCATTGAGCACGTTGTCGTTAAAGACGGATCGGTGTTCATTAAGTTCAATGCTACTGAGAATGGGGGTGTGTTCAAGCACAGCTTCAATATGCAGGTTGAGGAGCCGACAAGCTCTGACCTGAACAAGCTGATCGAGTCTGTTATGAAGGATACGTTTGACGTGTGATCTGTAACAGACTTCTAAGAGAAGGGCTCCAAATTGGGGCCCTTTTTTTGTTTATACTTTTGTGTTGTGAAGTGCATCAAGAAATATGGGGCTGGCGGAAAGTCTCCCGCATGGCAGAGAAAGGAGGGTAAGAGTGAGTCTGGCGGTCTCAATGAGTCTGGCAGGCGATCTTACGAGAGGGAGAACCCAGGTTCCAACTTGCAAGCGCCACAACCACAGGGAGGAAGTAGAAGAAACTCCTTCTGCAACAGGATGTGCGGCATGAAGGCCAAGAGAACAGGCTCAAGCACAGCTAGCAATCCAAAGTCACGTATCAACAGGTCGCTCAGAAAATGGAACTGTGGATCATGTTCTAACTGGAAATAACACCTTTGTCAAATGATTAGTTTTGTGAACATGTCAACAGATATATCGCTATACCAGATTGTGATGCTTGTCGTTGGTCTCGTAGGTGTTTATCTGAAGATGAACAATGAGGTTAATGCTGTCAGGGCGAAGGTTGAACTTATATCAACAAGGGTAGCTAATAATGAGGCACAGTCGAGCGAAATAAAAAAAACTCTAGAACAACTTGTTGAGGATATCCATGAGATAAAGCTACTGTTGGCTCGTAAAAACTTGGACTAAATTCTTGCATATCAGCATCATTTATATTTGCAAAAACACATAAGACAAAATGGCTACAACCACAGCTACACTGAACATAAGCAGCTCTGACCTCACTGGCGATACACTGGCGCTGTCAACGACAACTAACCTCAACAAGGCTGGCACCGTCACTGGTCTTGACCAGACGACTGGCGTGTCAAGAAAGATCGTTGGCACTGCAACCGCAGGTGTTGAGCTGTTTGCCGCAACTGGCTACGCAGACGAGAAAGCTCACAAGGTTTACGTCAAGAACCTCTCCACCACAGCCACTGAGTACCTGACGCTTCACGTTGGTACCTCTGAGGTTGGTCGTTTGTACGCTGGTGACTGGACGTTCTTGCCTTGGTCAGCAACAGGATCCAACAACATTGATGTTGATACCTCAGCGGACAACATGACTGTTGAGTACATGCTTATCTACCAATCGTAATGGGAAACCTTGTCGCAACACTAACTCTAGCAACAACAGATGTTCTGACATCTGACATCAGGATGTCGGTAACGGCTAATGTCACAGCCGACTCTGGTCAAATGAGCAGGGCAAAGATTGCGGCTACTGGTGTTACTGGGGCATTCACGATATACAAGGAGAACGACAAGCAGGAGTCAGCTTATGTCTACATCAAGAACATGAGCCAAGAGCGTGAGCAGTTCATCTACGTGTTTAATGACACAGCGAATGATGACTCTACTGTTCTGAAGCTTGGAGGCAACGAGTTTGCGTTCATGCCCATGGAGAGAGGACAGACTCTCAAGGCTTACGGCACCGTTACAAATCAAACAGTTGAGTACGGTGTCTTTGGAGTCGACGACCCTGCAATCATGCTATCGTAAAAACAATTCAATACAATGGAGGACAATAACAATTCAACAGCTCCAGAGTCTACATTCCAGATCTTCGACTCTGCTGAGGCACTACAGGACAGCTTGACACAAGAACCTGTACAGGAATCTGTACAGGAATCTGTACAAGAATCTGTTCCTGACACCAGCCAAGATTTTACCCCTGAACCAACCCAGACTCCAGAGCAGGAGCCTGTTTCTCAGGAACAACCACAACAGACATTCGATGCCTACCCAGACACTGGAGGCTCATCGCAAGAATATTCTCAGGATGATATAGAGAGTGCGGTTGCACAGTACCTCAGCGAAAGGCTGAACATGCAACTAAACTCGCTAGATGATCTCCAGAAATTTACACAACAGTCTCAGCTTGACGAGCGTATTGAGAAGATAGCTCAGTTCGTCCAGAACACAGGGAGAGACCCAGAGGACTGGTTCCGCTACCAGACGTTGAACCCATCTGAAATGGATGACGTAACGTCTGTAAGGATTCAGATGACCACTGAGTACCCCAACCTGTCGCAGGAGGAGATTAACACCTTCCTCAAGAGCAAGTACAAGCTTGACTCTGACGTGTATGATGAGGATGATGCTCGCATTGCGCAGCTTCAACTCAAGATTGACGCACAGAAGGCGAGAGAAACGATTGACACTATCCGTCAAGAGTACTCTGCCCCAATGCGTCAGCAAAGTCAACCTACAAGCTTTGTTGATCAGAACTGGATCAGTAACATGGCTTCAGAGGTTCAGAGTATCGATGGTTTTGAGTTTGACCTTGGTAACGGAAATTCGTTCACCTTCGGACTCAACGATCAGTACAAAGGACAACTGATGAATAAGGCAACGCAGTTTGACAAGTTCTTTGACGGATACGTCATGGACGATGGCAGTTGGGACTATGAAGCTATCTCAGCTCACCAGACAGTTATTGATAACATCGATTCCATCGTGAAGAATGCTTATCAAAAAGGTCTTGGTGATGGACAGAAGAGCATCGTACAAAAGACCGCCAATGCATCTTCTGAGGCACCTCAGCAGACGCAGAACACACAGTCTGACCCAGTTATTGAACAGCTCAAGAGGGCTAAGTTCGGTGATAACAGTCAGTCTTTTCTTTCTTTCTAACAACTAAAAAAAACTAAAAAATGGCAGATTTTACAAAAGAGGCTGGGGTAGGAAGTTCACCCAGTATTAAAACAACTCCAGACAACTACACTGCTCTGGATGACTTCTTGTTGGCATCAAATGATGCTATCAACAAACCTGACGTTCGTGAACTTCTTATCAAGACCTACGGTGATCAGGGTATCACTGGCTTCTTGACGCTCACTGGAGCTGTTAAGAATGCTGGTGCTGCTGACCAAGTTGAGTACTTTGAGGAGCAGCGTCGTCACACCAGAATTACATCTGGTGCTACTGGATCAACAATACCAGCTACAGGTAAAGCTGTGGTGTTGGGTTCTACAGCAGTTAGCCAGCTTCAGGATTACGATGTTATTCTTGACGTAACCTCAGGCGACAGATTCCTTGTCAAGTCTCCTTCTGGAAACACAGCTACCCTTTATGCTCTGAACACCACTTCTGGTGTAATTACCAAAGATGCGGATCAAGCTTTGATTGGTAACATGTATCCTCAGGGCGCCAATCAACCAACGAAGTTCAGAGACCCTGGTGTTGAGCGGAGACAGAATCCATTCATGATCGTGAAGGAACGCTTCCAGGTTACTGGTTCTCAGGCAACCAACATCGGATACATCAACACTGGCAACGGTGACTACAGATGGTTCATGTACGGTGAGCAGGAGGCTCGTAAGCGTTTCTTGGACAAGCGTGAGATGATGATGCTGTTCGCTGGTCAGGTTAATGGATTGGCTGGTACTGGGTCAACTGGTCTCGCAGGTTCTGAGGGTTACTTCACGGCTGTAGAGTCAAGAGGTAACGTATGGGCTGGCGGTCTCGGCGCAACAGGCTTTGCTTCTGATATCGATGAGATTATCGCTCAGCTTGACAAGCAAGGTGCTCCAGCTGAGTACGCTATGTACGTGAACAGAGAGTTGGACTTGCAGATTGACGATAAGCTTGCCGCTGGAATTTCTAGCGCTGTTACTGCTGGTTTGCCTGGTCAGTTCGGTGCGTTCAACAACTCTCCAGACATGGCTGTACAACTCGGATTTAAGTCATTCACCAGAGGTGGATACACGTTCCACAAGCATGACTGGAAACTCTTGAACGACCCAACCTTGTTGGCTGGTTCTAAGTTCACAGGTGCTATGGTTCCAATGACTAAGGTTGCTGATCCAAGAACTGGCGCTAAGTCTTACGCTTTGGAGATGAACTACAAGTCCACCAACGGATACGACAGAGAGTTGAATCACTGGGTTACTGGTGGTGCTGTGTTGGGTTACACGAACAACGGTGATGAGGGTAAGGACGTTGCTACCTTCCACTACCGTTCTGAGTGCAACTTGGTTACTCGCGCTGCTAACCAGCACGTGATCTTCACTTCGTGATATTACTTAACTAGGTATAAGGGAGGGGAATTGGCCCCTCCTTTATACTCTTTCTTAAAATTCAATGAACGACAAGTACTTCTACTTCAAGAGATCTAGCTCAGGGTCAACCAACTCAGACATCGGTAACACAATCGGTGTCTTTGCTGTTCCTGTCTCTAAGGTGTCGTTCATATCAACCAAACCATCCAAGGTAGTTATCTACTTCTCAGACGTAGGACTGTACAACGACGTACAGCTTTCTGATGGTCAGGTATTTCAAAAGTCCTACGTTGAGGTAAACACAACACTAGGCGATGAGGATAAGCTTGTATCATCAATCGTAGACTTTATCACTTCTGACAAGTCAGAGAAGAGGGTGATGAGGTTTGATGTTGATGGGGACGTGAGCTTCAGGGATGCTGTTATTGGAGACCTGCACGACATCAGTGCTGTCATACCTAATAGCCCATCATCCACCCCACAGAGGACGGGCAAGTCTCTTCCTACTGGGCCCACATCGTTTGTCATAGAGGGCATCAACTACGGTGAGGAGAACTACCCGTTCCTTGACTTCGTAGCAGCAACAGCTTACATAACCAACAGCGCAACAGGCGCTACTGGCACTGTTAATGAGTGGGCTAACGCCTCACAGGCTGATGGTGCATCTGATTATGTATTTATTCCTGGTATGGTTGGTTCTGCACCGTTCTTTTATAACGACGGATCAAGAGAGAGCGGAGGTGTTGGTGACACCTACATCAAGATGAGCGGAGGTCAAGGTTTCAAGTTCAACACAACAGACTTCGAACACGCTGGGGATTACACTATATTCATGTGCCTAGGTGTGTCGTCTACTCAAGACTTCCCTTTATTTAGACCTATATACGGAAGTGACAACCAGGATACTGTCGATGAGAACAAGAGAAAGTCTATAGGTCCTTTCAGTCCATTTGAGTCATCAAAGGTTTTTATAAGACACGCAGACAAGTACGGATACCCAGCATCAGCGTCCTCTGTAGAGGATGATGGCACATCCTCATATGCGTTTCCAGACAACGGAGACCCATCGACAAGGCAAACATGCTATGTGTTTGTGATCAGAAGAACAGAGTTCTATGAGCTTGTTGTGCATAACCATCTTGGCGATGTTGTGGCGTACATACCAACTAGTCTGGGATCTCAGTTTGCTGATGAGTCAACGAGCGGAAACTTGTACATCAACGGACTGTGCTCTGTCATTAGCCCAGACATACAGACTGTCGTACCAAAATTCTTTGATGGTGCCATCAAAAGATTCGGTGTCATCAAGAAAGACATAGGTGCGTCAGAAGCGGCTAACTTAGCCACCACACTATTTGAACTTTATAATCCTAATTCATAACACAATGCAACAGAAGAAAACCACTTCTACCAGAACGGCAGCATCAGCAGCAGCCACCAAGGCAGTAGCCGACAAGAAAGCCCTTAAGTACAACTATGAGGAGCCGACAGGACCAGTAGCCGCAACATACCTTATACGTAGCGGCGGAGGTATAGCGTACATGCTTGCTCAGACGGACCTTACTGTTTATGACAAAGAGAAGGATGAGGTAAGGGCTATCCGTTACTGCCCCAACGAGCAAAGTATATACGTAGACGAGCAGAGCCAGTACGCAAAGAGAGGGCCTATCGTGTTCTATGAGGGTCGGTTGTTTGTTCCTTCGGATAAGCCAAACCTCAAGAAATTCCTTGATGCACATCCATATAACATTGCTAACGGTGGCAATCTGTTCTCAAGGGAGGATGTGAGAAAGCAGACTGAAGAGAAGCTTGACAATGAGTTCTTGGTGATCGATGCTGTTAACCTTGTAAAGAACAAGACTATCGATGAGCTGCTGCCTGTCGCTATGTTCTTCCATATCAACACAGACAGAAGTGCCAGTGATATCAAGTTCGATCTCTTGAGGATCGCTAAGTCTAAGCCTAACGACTTCATTGAGTCCTTCGACAACCCCACTGTACAGACACGTGCGCTTCTCACCAAGGCTCAGGAGTACAACATTATTAAGATGACAGACTCTGGATGCTTCTGGTTTGACAGCAACTCCATGATCGTGTCGGTACCTGTTGGTCAGTCACCTCTTGATGTTCTTACAAGGTTTTGTTTAACTGATAAAGGAGCCTCTGTCTTGGAGGATATTGAGAGGCAACTTTCGTAACTGAATATCAGTATAGTACATGAGACTGAGCCGCCCACCAGCGGCTCTTTCTTTTTTATATTTGTCGTTACGATGGTAAGCATTACTCAGGTATACAACTCTGTCAAGGACATAGTAAATAAAGAGCAGAAGGGTTTCATAACACCAGTGGCTTTCAATAGCTTAGCCAACATTGCTCAGATCAAGATCTTCAATGAGTTGATGGATGAGTTCATTGAGGGAAGGAAGCTGACCAGGCAGAATCTGGATAACGTAAACACATACTCCTATGTTAGGAGAAAGCAGGAGGATCTCTCCAACTTTATACAGGATATCAATTTTACTGGCACAGACGGAACGTACCCTAAGCCAGTCAATATGGTTAAGCTGATATCAATCAGTAACAGCACTATTGATGAGGAGGATTTGGTTGATTATGACATTGAGATAGTCTACAGCCCTGAGCTATTCTCTCACATCATAAAGAGCAACCTGTCATCTCCGACAGAGAACTACAAGGTAGCATTCATAGACTCAAACAGCATCAAAATTCGCCCAGTAACTGATGATCAGATTACCATCAAGTACTTCAGGAAACCTGGCAGCGTCTTGCAAGATGGGACTGAGGCATACTCAGACCTTGCTCCGTACTACGCTGTGACAAGCGCTGGTGGGATAGAACTTCCTGATGATGGGAATATTAGAAACTTCATGCTACCTCCTCAGTACGCCCCAGAGCTGGTCGCTGAGATATGCGAGATGATCGGCGTGAGACTTAGGGATAGAGATGTCCAGTCCTTCGGACAACAAAAATCTGCTGAACAATGAATACAGTACCACTCAGTCAGATTATAGCTGACTTTAAGATAACACTTGATGGCGACGACTACGTATCCAACGTGTCTGATGTTGCCCTGAGAAACTTTGCGCTCAGGGGCATAAGAGAGATAGGGTTTGACATCGGCAAGAAGGTCAGGTCTATCAAGCTCCCTATCGAGAGCAACAACACTGTCACCCTGCCTGAGGACTTCGTTGACCTGAACAAGATAGGTGTCGTAGGTTCTGACGGACTGCTGTATGGTTTCATCCACAACAAGAACATCAACCAGTCTCAGGAGTACAGCCTGGATAGTAGCGGCAACAAGACCATCAACGACACGGCTGGAGACGTACTGTACAAGGAGCAGAATGAGGTGTACGACAGAACGGATAGCAAGACACCCACTGACCCAGACATGTCTAATGCTGATGACTACTACGACTTTGTGTTTGAGAACTACCTCTACAACGGAGGCATAGGTAGCATCTACGGTCTCGGTGGTGCAAGGAACAGGGGAGAATACAGAATAAACCTGGACCAGAACAGGATAGAGATATCCACTCGTTCTAGCACCAGTGAAGTTGTACTAGAGTACGTAGCTGATGAGGCTAGGTCTTCTGACCCAAGCGTACACGTTTACGCTGAGGAGGCTCTCAGGGCATACATCTACTGGAAGCTTGTTGAGCGTAAGTCCAGTGTCCCAGCCAATGAGAAGGGACGCGCCCGCTCTGAGTGGTACAACGAGAGAAGAAAGGCAAACGCTAGGTTGAGCACGTTCTCGAAGGATGAGGCTCTGAAGACAATTAGAAAGAACTTTAAGCTGGCACCTAAGTACTAATGATCGACAAGATTACACCACAGAAGCTTGACTCGTCTCTTGACCTCAAGCTGACCAAGAAGAATTCAATGGTCGATGCTCTCAATGTGATGATCACTGAGAGTGAGTTTACTGGTGAGGGCGGAGACGCATCTGGTGATGCTGGTGTGCTAAGAAACGTCAAGGGCAACCAACGCGCTAACTACAGGTTTCCATGGGATGCTATCAATAAAGAATGCACCACAAAGGTTATTGGCAGTGTCGTTGATGACAAGACAAAGATTGTGTACTTCTTTCTTTGGTCTAGCTGTATTGCAGAACACAGCGTATACGCCTACGACCTGTACGGAAAGCTTCCTCATGGACAACCAAATACAATCAGGCTGATATACAAGGGTAACAACCTTAAGTTTGGGCAGAATGACTTTGTGAAGGCTGACGTTGTCCATATCAACAGACCTACGTTAGACAAGTACGCTGAGGATAATGATGAGTTTAGCACTGATGCTATCATCTACTTCACGGATAACAGTAATGAGCCAAGGAAGATAAACGCGTATAGAAACTTCCTAAACAACTATAGAACATGGTTGAATGACCAGTCTATACTTCAAGCATTCGGCAACAATGAAGCTAATCAGGCGGTGTTGGCTTATAACGAAGTAGAAAATAATACGTTTTCTTCTGACTTTAATGAAGGCTTGTATAATCAGATATTAAACTACTCTGATCCAGAGAGAAGGGTACTCATAAGTTCATGTACTACGGTTCCCTTGAAGCCAATAGAAACTGTGTTTTTTGAGAACGACGTAGACTACACTGGAAGTAACTTCAAAAGCACGGCTGGGCTTCAGTTTGCTTATCAGTTTGTTTACAAGGACGGAAACGAGTCCGCTATATCTCCTTACTCAAAGATATTCGTCCCACCAGTAACAATTAGTCAGGGCGCAAGCACAATAGTTGACTACACACAAAACAACGTGTGTAAGATCACGATACCATCATCATCTGGTGGTCTAAACAGGGAGGTAGAGTACATTAAGATACTTGTTCGTGAGGGAGAAAACTCGTCGTTCCTTCTGATTGATGAGGTTAAAAGAAACGAAGACTCAATAAACTGGCAGAACGGACCTAAGATTTACAGCTTCTATAACGACAAGATACTTACTGGTATCAGCAAAGAGGAGGTTAACAAGACGTACGATGCTGTCCCGAAGAAAGCACAGGCACAGACCGTTGAAGAAAACAGACTCATATATGGTAACTACGTTGAGGGATTTGACAATGTAAAGGCGACAGCAAAAATAGACCCAATCACAGATGACGTTAATCAGCCAATACTAAAGCAGGTTAAGGTTGTCTCAAACATGTCGCCAAATAACGGTGGCGATGGCTCTAGTTCACCAAGCCCGTTGTCCGCTGGTTTTATACTTGACTTTTCAGAGATAGACTTCTTAGATAATGACTCGACAGTTACGTTTAATATGTCTGTTTCTCCAGACAGAAATTTTCATGTCGGTAAATGGAGTAGGGTTGCGCCAACAAATTACAACTTGACTGTTGATAACTACATCAATGACTCAGATCCGTACACAGACTTCTCCTTCTACGATGAAGACAACTGGGACACAAACAGGAAACAGGCCACAAGTATATGGGGGTCATCTAATGTTTATGGCTTAAACAACGAGCAGCTAGTCTATACAGCATTTTATAATGAAGCAGGTCAGCAGCAACAGTTTATAAACCCAAAAATTGGAAGCGGTTACTTGAACCCAATAATAATAAAGGGAGGTATACTGTCTTTCTCTGTGTCGTTTAAGTACACTGGTGGTCCGCTATACAACCTAGGGGCTAGCACATACCTTGCTAACATTGTTAAAAATTTGCTTGTTGGAACATGGACCGCTGACAATATACCAGGTAATGTATTTGCGGAGAACATACAGGTATCAAACACCTACACGCACTCATACGATCTTGGGCTAAATGACTTTGACACTCTTCAGGCTGGCTATCCAAATATTGGGTTACAGGCTGGTCAAGATGAGGGGTCTACCGTGTACGCTCAATCACCAGCTCCAGACTACAGGACGTTTCTAATAAGTTCTATAGGGCATCCAGATGCGTACGATCAAGCGGATGGAAGTGGTTCATGGGGTGTTCCTCCCATAGGGTACTACATCCTTAACAAGGCTAAGGCTAAGTTTACCCTTGTTGAAGGAGGATTGACATCGAATAGTCCTATCAAAGAAGTAAAGTTAAAGCTCGATAGGCTATACGACCTTGACATCGCTACATGTATAAGGAGGCCAAGCATGTTTGCTCCATGGGTTGTCCTTACATCTAACTTCTGGACTGGGAATAACAATGCCGATTGGACAACCTATAGAACGAATTCTGTCGTTGACTCGTCGGCTGAGAACTTTTGGGATATAGGAGATTACACTTTCGATGAGGATGAGCTCACTACAGTCGCAGCTCAAGGTGCCTTTCCAACAGCTGGTGACTACTACACAAACTTCAAGTATCAGTTTGGGCAAATAGGTCTTCAGCAGGGCGGAACCGAGATAGCTTCTGACTCGTTTTTTATATACGACGGTGAGGCTGGTGCGGGTGGGTACAACGGCACTGACGAGTTTAATGTTGCGGAGATAAGCAAGTGCGGGACCGTTCCTATGTACATAGGTTTTGTAGAGGAGAACGACAGCGCGTCATATTACTTAGCGGCTGGGAATACAGATCCAACATACAAGTATTTTATTGGAGGTACTTTCTTTAGTGGCAAGCCGTCTATGGTTGGCTACAACATTGCTGAGAGTCACTTTCTTTTGATTGATGGGCCTGGTGGAGGCCCTGAGAATCAACTGTCTTTTGCCCCAGCCATGAAAGGCCCATCGGTTATTACTCAAGCGGCTGCTCAAGCGAACGATAACTCACTCGTCTACTATAGTGTTAACGACTACAACCAAGGGCTGTTACACCCAGACATTGAAGTCCTTACGTCAAGTTTTATATCATCATTGTATGGCGAGTCATACAAGTCGTTTAAGTCCTCATCTAAGCATGACTTTGGGGTTGTGTACTTTGACAGGTATGGAAGGCATGGGTTTGTGAACCCTATTGGGTCTGTGTACGCACCAGGTTACTCTGATCAAGAGAGACAGGATGGAGGTAAGGGTAAGATTAGCATGCGTATCACCATGACTAGCATGCCGCCTTCTTGGGCTACTCACTGGAAGGTTGTTCACAGTAAGTCGGTTACTGTTGATCGTTTTATTCAGTACTCAGCTGGTGGGGCTTACGTAAAAGCTGGTGAGGCTGAAGAGGACAACGAGAGAAACATATACGTGTCATTAAACTACCTTCAGGGTAGCAACGTGTCGTATGTCAGTTCTTTTGGGGCAAGAACTCCAGAGGGCGGGCTCAACATGTACAAGTACGAGAAGGGAGACAGGTTAAGGATAGTGTCGTATCAGAATAGCAGCGGCGAACTAACCTATCCGTTTAACTATGACTTTGAGGTCATAGATATGGTCAATCTTGGTGATGATCAGAACCCTCTTTATGAGGCTGATTCAAATCCAGATCAATGGCTAAAGGGTGACTTTGTTGTTCTTAGGAACAACTTTAACTACTCAGGTTTTGATTACGTGTCAGTAAAAAACGGAGGACACCTGTGGGCGAACAACTGCATCGTAGAGCTGTACAAGCCATCTAGAAATACTGATGGGTCAAAAAGATTTTACTACGAGATTGGAAGTACGTTTGACGTTCTGTCTGCTTTTGCTATAACAGAACAAGGAGGTGATCCAAACCCGCTTCTCCTGCACAATGGCGTTCAGACAATAGATGATGGAGATGTGTACTGGAGGCCCGTGGCTGTTAACTTCAGGGATATCGACAATGGGTCATTCACAGATATCATTGTGAACACTGAGGATGACGCTGGTGTAAACCTGTCTAAGTCAAACTTTAAGAGCTACCTCCTTGAGTCTATGACATCTACGGACATGCTTAGGGGTGACGCTGTTGGTCTGGGCAGGGTTCACACGGTATTCAAAGATGCCACAGAGTCCAGAAGGATGGCATCGATTACGTACTCGCTCCCAACGAACCCGCTGTCAAAGAGGAACTACTACGGGTCATTCAATGGCTCTACGCTGAACTTCAAGGACCTACCTGAGAAGTATGGGTACATAAACTACATACTAAACAGGGGTGACAGCATAGTCGTTTTTCAGGATGATAAGGTTTCTGTTGTGCCAATGAACAGGAACATCATAGAGCAAACTGACGGAGCTTCGCTTGCTGTATCGGCTACTGATGTGCTCGGTAAGGCAAGGTTCTACGCTGGAGCTGTTGGTACCGATGGTCACCCAGAGTCTGTTGTTCAGGCTGAGGAGTCCATTTACTTTGTTCATGCTTCATCTGGCAGGGTGCTGAGGTTTACCGAGTCAGGCATCACAGATGTCACAAACTACGGTATGCTCTCTCGTATTAGAGAGGAGCTTAGAAGGGCAGAAGGAACAGACTCGCTTAGAATTGTCTCTGGATACGATCCATTAAACGAGGAGTATCTCCTTACAATAAGACCTGCGTCAAACATTGCATCTAATATATTTATTGAGCAGGATGACTCTGATGTGGTTTTCTTTCCAGGTTGCACGGACCCTGAGGCTTGCAATTTTGATGATGAAGCAAACGTAGATGACGGTACATGTTCATACGCTGCTATGTTTTACGACTGCGACGGCAATTGCCTCACAGATACAGACGGCGACGGCATTTGTGATGAGTTGGAACTGGGAGGCTGTACAGACCAAAACGCCGTCAACTACAACCCAGAAGCCACAGACGACGACGGCACTTGTTTGTATGGTGGTTGTACGAATGAAGGCGCATGCAACTTTGATCCAGATGCTGATCAAAATGATGGCAGCTGTGAGTATCTGACCTGCGCTGGCTGCACAGACGAAACGGCTTTTAACTACGATCCAGAAGCTACGATTGATAACGGAAGTTGTCAATTCTATGGCTGCACAGACCCAATAGCTTGTAACTATGACGAGCAAGCCAATGTCGATGACGGATCCTGCACGTATGCTGAGACGTACTATGACTGCGACGGCAACTGCCTCAACGATACCGATGGTGATGGGGTTTGCGATGAGTTTGAGGTGCCAGGCTGTACAGATGAAACAGCCTGCAACTACAACCCTGACGCAACCGATGACGATGGGTCATGTACTTACCCTGATCTGTATTACGACTGTGATGGGAAATGCATCAATGATACTAATGAAGATGGCATCTGTGATGAACTCACAGTTGAAGGCTGCACATACGAAAATGCTGACAACTACAACCCAGGTGCTAATGTTGATAATGGAAGCTGTTTCATAGCTATACAAGCTTGTAACACTCCTGGTGCGTGTAACTACGAAGGGCCTTTTATTGACCCAGAGTCTGGTTTGTTTGTGTACCAGGTTACAGATGTTGGATGTGTCTTCGCTGATGGCAACTGTGAGGCGTGTGATGGCAACGGAGGGGTGGTTGTATACGACGACGATGGCGACGGCGTGTGCAACGACAATGAAGTATATGGCTGTACGAACAGCAACGCCTGCAACTATGATCCAGAGGCGACGGAGAATGATGGTTCGTGTGAATTTAATTCGTGCTCTGGTTGCATGGACCCATTAGCCTGCAATTTTGACGAGACAGCAACCATTAGTTTCCAGTCTGAATGTGAGTACCCTGTTGACCTTTACGGTTTTGATTACTACGACTGTGACGGGAACTGTTTGAACGATTCGGATGGCGATGGGATCTGTGATGAGGCAGAAATATTTGGTTGTACCGACCCTGCCGCCTGTAACTACGACACTGGTGCTACCGATGACGATGGTTCTTGTATTTTTGCTGGAGACTGTGAGGTGTGTACAGACCTTGGTAATGTTGGACCTGACCCTGCTTGCTGTCCAGATGGTCCGATACAAAGTATTCAAGAGTACGTACAGAGGTACGGATTAACAGGATTCGACCTCATTTCTGTGATTGGTTATTTGTACGGAAGTTTTGAAACAAATTCAGAGACAGAAATTTTTTCAAGTTACTTGAGTAATTTTGACTTTGATAGTGACGGAACAATAGCAAACCCTGATTTGCTTGCATTTTTAGGTATTTGGCAAGAAACTGCGTTTGACTTGAGCCCAGATGAAATTTATAACACGCTTACGTCAAACATTGTAGAACCTCTTTTTCCGCAAGAAGATTGTCCTTTACCTCAAGTTAACGTTGGTTGCCTAGTTACTAGGCTTCAAAGGCTGTCGGTTAATGGGTCTCTTCCTGGTATATATGCTGATTTTGAGAACTTGCCTTATGCTGATCCACAATTAGTTTATAATAATAGATTTTACGGCCAACTATCATACTTCTTGTCAAGAATCCTGTCATACTACTCAAGCGTATACCCAGGCGATCCAGATGATATAGGAAGTGAGGCATTTACAAAAGCTTATGAGTTGATATATACAGCTCAAACCCTGCCGAGACCACCCAGACACATAGTACAGCACATCCTAGACCTTGAGGTATCTCACGAAGATGTGGTTAAGTTTGTTATAAGGGCGAGCGCAAAATCGTTGATTTTTAGTCTAATAATGAGTGATAATTTTTACCTAACTGGTCCAATATCTGACACTTTTATCACCGTCGGCCAACCTGTTCTTGCAAACTTTTTGAATCAATTTGGTAATTCTGCGGACGAAAGTAATGTAGGTTTTATTGGACAGTACGGGACAAGCTGCTTTGACCTTGCGGCTTCAGATATAGATGTTTAGAGCAACGGATAACATATAACATGGCTACATTCTCATTCTCACACACAGGAAACTACTGGAAGACTCGGTACAGTTTTGAGCCAAGTCATTACACCCACATAGATAATGCCCTGTTAAGCTATACTCAAAACGAAGAGCAGGAAATGACAACAGAAGTTGCTGTGGTTCAAGAGACAATATGGAAGCATAACTCAAACTCAAGTGATGTGCCATTAAACAACTTCTACGGATATCAAAACGGTAGTTTTATTCTTCTGTCGTCTAATCAAGATCCATCAGCAGAAAAGGTTTTTAGGGCTGTCTCTTTGGAGTCAAACCAGAACGTGTTTACTGGTCTTGTGTTTACTAACGTAGACTTACAAGGGTTCTCAGTAACAAGAGGTCAGCAGTCATCTTTGCTAGGAGATTTTATACCCAAGGAAGAGAACTTGTACTCAGACATAAAACCATCCATATTCAACTCAACAACAAACCTTGTACCTATAGGGCTTGTAAAAGCCCGTACAACCAATAGCGTAACCATTTACGGTCAGGTTAATAATGTACCAACTGGAGCTATACCAGTCTTTGTGACCACATCACCTGATGGGGTGACTACGTTAAGAGCTACCATAACATTGTCTAACGGATCTTCGGTTGGTGTAGACACAAGCGTCATTGAAAGCATACCTGGATTCTTAAACAGTGTAGCAGCAGATGGAGCTTCTACGATAGGTGAGGCAGGGCTGTATGAAAATCAGACAATAATTGACATAGATGGCGCTGGTATACTTGCAATGAACTATGTTGTTCCAGATCAGACCAGACTCATGGCTCTTCTTGACCCATCTATCCATGGCGATGCGATGAGAGGTAAGTATCTACTTGTGTCACTGTCTACGAAACCAGGTATGGGGGATAGACCGTTTGAGCTGTACGCTGTCAACGTAGAGTACTCACACTCAAACCTTGATTCACGACTTGGTCAAAACTCTTAACTTTACAAGCTATGGCAACAGGTTATATAAATTACTTTGGATTTCATCCAGGATTCGAACCCAGCCAAGTTGGATCAACACCTACAGCTACTTACTCTGGAGGTACATTACCAGAGGCAACCATAACACCAACACCTTCAAACCAGTACGACTTTAAGAAAGCGTTCTCTGGTATCGATCCAAACGCTGGAGGCAAGGATATGTTTGGTAACCCTGTACCTGGTATGGTGCCTGGAGGGGGTGTTATTTCTGGACTTGGTCAAATGGCTACTGGCATCTTTGACCTCACCCAGTACGGAAACAGAGCTGGAGAGCAAAGAGGATACCTCAAGCAGGCAGAGAGAGATCAGAACAAGTTCTTTGCCGCAGAGAAAGCTGGTAAGTACGACCCCAAGGTGGCACAGGCCCAGCGCGATCTCGCTATGGCTGGCATCAGACCAACAGACACCTCAGGTATCAAGAGCGCAGCACAGACAGCTTTTCAGGCTATGCAGTCTGACCCTAGGCTTGCAGCCAGCATGATGTCTACGGTACAGCGAAACCAAGCTCAGCAGGAACAGAGTCAGAAGATGGCTGATATGCAGCGTGAGCTTGGCGCTATGAGCAACCTAGCTAACCTTGAGCAGAACGTACTCGATCAGAAGACATCGTTGGATAGGGAGCTTGGACTGATGGGACTGAACAGAGCCTATAATGCAGAGGCACAGGCGAAGCAGAACATAGAGGCACTGAACATGGCGAGACAACAGGCTGTCGGCAACATCATAGGCGGCGGTATCAACACAGCCATCGGAGCCTTCTCTGGTTTTAAGGATGGCGGTCAGGTGCAGAAGACACCTGGTGAGTTCTCGCACAAGAGCAACCCAATCGATATCATGAAGGATGGTGCTAAGGTTGGTGAGATGACTGGTGGGGAGTACATCCTGAACCCAACACAGGCTAAGAGCATCAAGGGTGCGTATGACAAGGTAAAGAACAAGGGTAACAAGGCATCAAGTTCAGACTTTATGAAGCTGTACAAGTCGCTGGACAAGGTGCTGTCACAACCACAATTCTCATAATATGGCAGAGGGAGGATACGTAGCGCCAGTACAGATAGGCAAGTCCTACTCTGAGATGTTCAAGGAGCAGATGGCTGAGATAGCCAAGCAACAGCAAACCAATCTCACATCTCAGATAGCTCGCAGGGACGCGAATAACATCGTTAAGTACAAGCAGCTTGAGCAGATATACGGCTTCAATATGCAGGGCTGGTCTCCACAGGCTATAGGCTCGTTCAAGAAGCTACAGCAGGAGGCTGGAAGAAAGATGCGTGAGGCAGAGTACGAGAACATAGAGGACATCATGGCTGATATCTCTAAGCTTGGATCTCTTCACACCTCATTGAACAATCACTTCACGGAAGCAAGAACACAGCTTCTTGAGACATCCAAGTACGTTGATAACCCAGCGTTGTACCCAGACAAAACGTCTACGGTAATAGACACGCAGGAGACTCTTGCACAGAAGAAGAGGTACTCAGACTCACTTGGCACTGATATGTGGGAGGCAGACCTCCAGAACATGGACATCAACATACCGATGATCGGCCTTGATGGTACACCTATACAGGAGGTTGGTTACGGATCAGTGCTGTCCCACCCACACATGTCTGACCCATCTATACTCGCCCCATCAACGAGACCATTGGGTGGTATACCGCCACAGGAGTACGCTCGTGAATACGACGCTGTTATCGACAGGTACTCAGCTGATGGCTTGTCAGACGCAACGATAGTACAGTTGGTCAGACAGGCCATGATTGATGAGTTCTCATCGCCTGATGCTGCTAAGAGAGAGAGGATTGAGGCTGAGCGCATGTACAACGAAGAGTTCAACGGTAAGCCAAAGTACAAGAATGATGGTACTAAGCTCACGCCAGAGGAGTTCTACATAGATGAAGCACTGAAGTACATCTCTATTGGAGATGACACCAAGACATCTACCACAAGCACGATGACCGCTGGTGACAAGAAAAACAACCTTAGGTATACGAACTTTATCCAAGGTATGACAGAGACTCAAGCAACTGGAAGTCAAATCCTTAGTGATAAAGAGATGGCTGATCTTTACCAAAAGACTGGAAATCCTCTGCGAGTTGATGGTAAGATGGACAAGGAGTTTGTGACCTTTAGGACGTACACGACAACTGACTCTAAGCTTGATGTTAACCTGAACGATTACGCTGATCAGCTCTACCCAGATACGTCAGACCCAGAGATGGAGGAGGTGATGGCTATAGCTGGTGTAACGCCTGATGGCAAACCAAGCATAAACATCAAGTTTGATTCTGTTTCTTTTGACAGCAAGGGTAACGTGATCCTTAGTGGTATCACAAACGAGAATGACAAGAGCACAAAGATGCCTGACAAGATTATGATACCTGCTGAGGACTACGCAACGATTGACAAGATCGTGAATACCCTTCAGCAGGACTACGGCATCGCGCCTAAAAGCATAACACTAGACAAGCTTATGAACGGTTTTCCTCAGGGTAATAACGCAGCCTTTGGCGGAGTAAAATTTAACGGATAATGAACGAGAAGTATATAAAGCTTTACGAGTTCTTCAAGACAAACAGCCTCACCGATCTTGATCAGCAGCAGTTCTTTGACACGTACTCACAGGACAACAGCAAGTACGCTGATATGTATGAGTTTATGATTCAGAATCAGCTTACTGATCTGAACATCAATGACTTCTACAATGAGTACTTCAAGGCCCCTGAGCCTGAAAAAAAAAAGGAGGTACCTGGCTATCAATCTCGTTTGGAAGAGATCGGTTTTGGGGATGGCATACCAGAGTTGCCTACGGTAGAGGCAGAGCAATTGAGCTCAAGTGTGGCCTCACCATTACCAAGCACTAACGACACCCTTACCTACAGAGACAAACAGGTTCTCCAGTCGCTTAATGCTGGCGACCTTGACACATTCAATCAGTACAGCAAAGAAGACTGGGCGCAGGCACAGCTTGACATAGCTAAGAACGGGAGAGACAAGGATGTCTTTGGTAACAAGGCACCTGAGAAGGAGATTCCTTTCCTTGCTGAGTTGACAAAGAACGCTACTGGTATTGACACTGGTGTACTCAAGTTCTTGACCTCCCTCCCACTGGGGGACTTTGTGGATGACGTTGCTCGTGAGTTGTTTGCTGGTGTGATTCCAGACGCAAAGACGATCGAGATAAACATCGACTACATGCAGCAGCTCCTTACGAACAGGGAGTTCACCATGGATGATGTCCGTGCCCTTGCTGATGCTGAGCAGTACTACTCTGAGTACGAGAAGATGTACGGTAAGAGTGAGGAGACCATTGCGTACGAGAACTACATAGCTGAGAACGGAGACACGTTCTACAACAATATAATAGCATACATCCTAAACCCATCGGTCATGTCGCAACAGGCGGCTAGGTCCATGGGTTCTCTCCTTAACATCAAGTCTCTTAACGCAGCTGCCGCTACTATAGGTACTGGTATGGGTGTTGGTGCCTTGGGTGGTGCAGGTCTGCTTGGTACGCCTACTGCTGGTGTTCTGGCGCTGCCTGGTGCGGGTGCAGGTGCCATGATAGGTGCTGCATCAGCGGCTCTTCCAGCGTTCTCTATCGCTAGTTCCATCAGCGAGATGGGTCTATCGTTTAGTGATATGGTTGGCATGGAGCTTGACAGACTTGGTTTGGAGCGCAACGAAGAGAACATCCTCAGGGTACTGAACAGCGATGAGTCAAGGGCAAACATACTGAAGAGATCAGCCACAAGGGGCGGAACGATCGCCATGATAGACTTCCTAGGCGGTAAGGCATCAGGCAGACTGGCTACCAAGATGTTGGGTAAGGGCTACAAGCCTCTCTCTGCTGCTGGTGCTGGCGTGTTTACGGAGGCGACAGCTGGTGCTGCTGGTGAGGTATCTGCGCGTTTGGCGGTTGGTCAGGATATTACTCCGTCTGAGGTGACGGCTGAGTTCTTTGGTGAGGTGGGCGGCTTTGCTGTGTCTGGTGGTAAACCTGTCTTCAACGCGTACAAAGAACGTGCTGAGCTTGCTAGGAGAGGTCTTATAGAGATTAACGGCAAGCTGCCAGAGTACACCATCAACGGTCAGAAGGTTACTCCAGAGCAGTTCATTACCATCATAACTGCCGCTGATCCACAGGAGCTGAAGGACATGCGCATACAGGTTGACAACGACCCAAGCATGGAGAGGTTTGTCAACAACAAGTTCACTGACGCTGAGATACGATCAACGCTTGACCCATCTATATCCAAGGAGGACGCTGATGCACTCGTTGATCTTGAGATGCAAAGAGCAGAGTTGCAGTCACGTATGAGTGCTAACCTCCTTGATGTCACTGTCGCTCCCAAGCACAACGAGTTAACAGAGAACAGACTCAAGATGGTTGAGTCTCAGATAGACGCTATCCTTGCAAAGTATACGGAGACTGAGCAAGATGTTGACACACAACAAGAACCTACAGAGCAGCAGGTTGATGAGGCTATCCAGGCTGTTGAGAGGCAGAGAGAGATAGATGAGAGAAGGGCTGCTGAGATAGCTCAGAGGAAGGCTGAGCTGGAGGCTGAGGGTAAGGTTGATGAGGCTGAACAGATTGAGGAACCTCAAGAGCGTGTTATCCTTGATGTCAAGCCAAGGGCAGAGAGAGGTCCAGCAAGAGCTGAGGGTGCCAAGCCACTCACCAACGCTGTCTCCGAGAACGTAGGACAGACATACGAGATGAGCTACACCGACAGGGATGGCAAAAAACAGACTGTTCAGGGGGAGCTTATCGTTGAGGGTGATGGTGACGGAAGAAGAGTTTCTCTTCAGTCGTTTGATGGGAAGCAGGTGATCGAGCTTGGTAATTACGATGAGCTGTCAGGCAACTCTACACTGAGCCTTGGGCTCAAACCAACTCAACCTAACGTAGTCGCTAACAATGACGGCAGCTTTGTCGTTAACAACAAGAACTACACCAATCCAAACGAAAATCCTGAGCAGGCGATTACCAGAGACAAGGACGGCAACATAGTCAACGTAAGACTACAGGATGAGAAGGGCAGGATGCGTACCTTCAGAGGAACCAACGCTGATGCCTTGGCGTACGAGATAACACTCGCTAGCTTTGAGGATAAGGCACAGCTCGAACAACAACTTGAACAACTTGAGAATGAAGACACAGACACCAAACAAGCCTTTGAGCAGGCTAGAGCTGCTGAACAAACTGCCGCTCAAGAAACGACTCCAGATACTCAACAAGCTGAACAAGCCACTCCCCAACAGCCAGTAACCAAGGCTGGCATGGAGGAGTATGAGAGAAGAGTAAAGGAACGTCAAAGACAACAGGCTCAACAGAAGAAGGAGGAAAAACAACCAGAGCCACCCAAGCAGAAGAAGAAAGAGAAACCAACACAGGAGGCACCGAAGAACAAGAAAGTAGACACTGAGAACATGCCTCTGGTGACGGACAAGAAAACTGGAAAGAAATACAGAAGAGTAGCTGGATCTCCGCAAGAAGGTGTGTCTTTGTATGTGCCAGATGGCACCGATGTATACGTTGATGAGTCTGGTTTATACAGGCCATCAGAGACAGAAGCCAATCAAACAATTGGTGAGTATGTTGGTGATAGCATGTTTGATGAAGCTGCTCCTGCACAGCCAGCTGCCAAGAAGGCTGCACCTAAAAAGAAGGCACCAGCCAAGAAAGCCAGTGATCAAGAGCTTGCTCAACTTCAAGCTGAGAAGGATTACGGCGAGTACAAAATAGAAGAGTTACAAGAAGAGATAGAGATAGAGAAGGGGAACTACAAGGAGGAGGTCGCAAAGATCAAGGAAGAGATAGCTAAGATCAGGAAGGACAAGAACATGTCCAAGGAGGAGAAGACTGAGGCTATAGACGAACTGAAGGAGGGTAAGCTTGTTGATCTGAAGAACGACCATGATGACACGGTCGATTCGTACAAGGACGACATTAAAGAGGTCAAGAGAGAATTAGCTGCTGTCAACCGTAAGCTTAAAAAAGCTCAGGGGCCAGAGGTGAAGATGCAGTCTGGCAAGGGTGATGGTACTGCCCAGCAGAAGCCTGAGGAGAAAAAAGACAGAGTAAAAGCTACTGGTGTCAAGGACCTGATTAAGATCGGTAAGGAGGTGTTTGGTCTTGGTGACAAGGAGGCTAAGTACGCAGCCATCATCATGGACAGGATGGTTGGTGCTATGGCTTTGAGGAGCGGTAAATCCAAGGCAGAGATATACAAGACCATCGAGTGGACCAGCACTGAGGATCCAACGAAGGCTAACGATCATGCCTCAGCTATGTACCAGAAGACTATGACCAACCTAGCTACTGGTAAGAGTCGGACGATGCTTATAGATACCCCTGAGTTCCAAGAGTTTATGAAGGCTGGTCGTGTGACTGTTAACGAGAAGTCTGTTCATGACTTTGAAGGGCCAGTCATCTTCCACGCACCTGATGGTATGTTCTCTGGGTCTATATCCATAGGAGACAGGGAACTTATCAAGGGTGACGGTGGCGTCTTCTATCCGCTAGAGTTTGCTGACGAGAATTACTTCTGGGCATCGACTAGATCAGCTGCGAGTGGCATGGTGAGTGAGCTCAACAAGCTCGCGAAGATGAGTACAGACGGGAAGGTAAGGCTTGTCCTAACCACTGGGTCACTTACCAAGGTGTTCTCCAACACCACTGCGGCCAGAGGCATAGTACAACTCTTTGTAGAGAAGGCCAATCAGAGTAAGAACCCGATCACTAAGAAGATGCTATCAGCAGCTATCTTTCAGTCCAATATAGAAGAGAAGGTTACCATAGACAAAACAACTGGCAAGAAGAAGGCTATTGTATTTAAAGCTCCTATAAAGAAGAGCATGAAGTTTGACGATATGATTCAGGTTATCCAAGACAAGATGGATCCTGACAACTCAAGCTTCGACCAGCGCAGACAGTTTATAGAGAGGTTGATAACCAACATGGTAACCTCCATAAACGAACAGAGTACAGAGAATCAAAAGAAGTTCCTGAACGAGTTCTTCGCGGACTTTTCAGACATGGAGAGTGTTCTCCATCCAACGGTCAAGAAGAAGACAAAGCTTACGGCTGGTAAGGTCATGACAGCTGTAGCTAGGTCATTGCAGGAAGGTTTTGTAAATCAGCTGTTTGAGGATGGAGCTCAGGCTGGTGTAGCCTATGCTGTGGTGGAGGTTGATGCGAATCCTAATGGCGATACCTTCAGGGCTGTTGATACGAAGGGTGAGGGAAGAAGAAGCCACGAGTCTTATCCGTTCGCTATCGAGACAGTCAACGGTGACAAGCCAGTGGTCCACCTGCTTAAGGACGCAAAGTCATACGAGACCATAGCAAACAGACCAGGAAGACAATCCCCCCTAGGAAAGAAGAGTGATAGTCTGTTCCCTCCGTCAACAGGTGTGTCTAAGATACTCAGCATAATGAAACCTGAGTCAAAGGCCAAGCTTCAGGACGGCAAGTACAATGACAACAGCGGTACGACACAGGTAGCTACCACACAAGGAAGCTACGTGAAGGCAGCTAAGAAACTTATGGGGTCACAACCTCAGTCTGTTCTGGACTACGGTGCTGGCCTTGGCCTTGGTACCGATGCCATGAGCGGTGTGTTTGGCTTCGATGTTGACTCATACGAACCTAACCCAGAGAGATGGAAGGGGCGCAGGAAGGTTACTTTTGGTAGCCAGGCAGACATCAACAAGACGTACGACGGTATCGTCTCTCTCAATGTACTTAATGTTGTACCGAAAGCGATCAGGGACAGAATCGTTGTGGACATCTACAACAAGCTTAACCAAGGTGGCAAGGCTTACGTGTCGGCAAGGAAGTTTAAGGGTGACGTTGCTAACGCCAAGAACTCCGTACCAGGAGATGAACATAACTCACTGATAATCACCAGAAAGAGTGGCGGCCAAGAAGTGGAGGTGTTCCAGAAAGGATTTGATGGTGACGAGCTGGTCGAGTACGTGCAGCAGCTGCTTGGTGACAAGGTCAAGGTAACCAAAGACAACAGCTTCGGAGCTACTGGTGTGGTGATAGAGAAGCTCAGCGATGAGCCGATCACTGACCCGATGGTCCTGTTCCAAGACGCTAGAGCTGCCATGACGATGGAGGATGGTAAGGCTGTTATCTACGCGCTCACTAACCCTGACGTTACATCGCCTCTCCATGAGATGGCTCACGTCTTTGAGCACTACCTAACCGATGAGGAGAAGCAGACAGTCATGGACTGGGCTGGCACCAGCGAATGGAACAGAGATGCATCTGAGGCTTTTGCTGAGGGATTTGAGAGGTTCCTATTCCAAGGACCAACAGAGAGCAGCAAGCTCAATGGTGTGTTTGAGAAGTTCAGAGAGTGGCTCCTTGACATATACTTCGGCATCGTAGGCTCGCCACTTGATCGAGACTTAACACCTGAGGTGACACGTATATACGAGTCTATGGTCATGATTAGTGAGCCGCATAACGTGACTCATGCCTCTGACCCTAACGCTGTGTGGGGCAGGAGAGAGAGAACATGGTTCCAGAACACCATGGATGGTATAAAGGTCAAGTACTACGACAAGTACTGGAGAGTCTTTATGCTCCAGAAAGACATAGAGTCGTTCGCTGGCAGAGGGGTGTCAAGGGCTGAGAACTTTATGCTGGCAGAGAAACTCATGCACGGGCGTACTGGTGAGAGGCTCATCAGGTTGGAGACTGCGGTAAAGAAGATAACAGACTTCATGAAGGAGACTGGCATTGACTCCGTTGATATCAACCAGTACCTTACGGCTCTGCATGCTGAGGAAAGAAACGAGAAGATATACTTCGATCAGGTAGAGGCTGGTGTTGAGGAGCCTAATGAAGCTGGTAGTGGTATGACAACGAAAGAGGCCAGAGAAATACTATCCGACGTAGACTCAGATCCAGAGTTGAGGAGAGAGCTTGATCAGATCGTTGGTATGATTCGTGACATACAGAAGCAGACGCAGGAGAACCTTGTGTCTTATGGATTGGAACCACAGGCTAGGGTAGATTCATGGAATCAGTTGTACCAGAACTACGTTCCGCTTCACGGAAGAGCCGCCGATGAGATGAACACGCTCAACCTTGAGGATCAGGGGTCAGCACCAAATGGTGGTACTGGGCTTCACGTACCAGGAGAGATAGTCAAGAAAGCAAAGGGAAGACAAACACGTGCGGCTAACGCTGTGGCAACTGTCATCCACCAAGCTCAGGCTGTTATCGTAGCTGGGGAGAAGAACAAGGCTATGCAGGCGATGTACAACATGGTCAAGAGCAACCCCAACAAGGATGTATGGACTGTGACTGACAAGGCTGATGGTGATCACACGGTAGCTGTGAGGATCAACGGTCAGAAGTTGTACATCAGGTTTGACAACAAGTCACACGCTCAAACACTCAAGAACATGGGTACTCAGAGCCTTGGCTTGCTGTCTAAGATATCGCCAATGACCAACTGGCTCCGCAAGGCATTCACCACACTTGACCCTGCGTTCACTATCGTAAACTTCTTGAGGGACATACAGGCGGCAACCTTCAATGCTCTTGCTGAGAAGGATCTCGCTGGTCTGGATGGTAAGTATCTGTCCACATACATAGCTAAGAACTCACTAGGAAGGAACGGTACGCTTCGGGCACTGATGAAGCACAACCTTGGCAGGAAGGTCGGAGACGCTGATATGGCTTCGTACATAGAGGAGTTTGAGCTTGAGGGCGGCAAGACTGGATGGACGTACGCAGACAGACTGGAGACGGTAGCCAAGAAGCTAAAGAAAGGTCTTGATGAGGACAGTGAGATGAGGCAGTTAGTGAGGATGCTCGGTGGTCCGTTGAGGTTTGCTGAGGACAAGGTAACGGCTATCAACGATGCGTTCGAGAACAGCGTGAGACTCGCAACCTTTATAGCGGCTAGGAAGAAAGGGTTTGATGCAAAAGATGCTGCGTCTCTTGCCAAGGAGATAACCGTGAACTTCAACAGAAGCGGAGAGAACAGCGGTGTATTGAGTTCACTGTACCTGTTCTTCAACGCTGGTATACAGGGTACAGCAAGGTTTGGTAAGAGCATGCTTGGACTCAAGCCAAAGAAGATGGCTAACGGTGAGGAGCGAAGCTTCTACGAAAGAACCAACAATGCTCAACGTGCGGCTGTGGGTCTTGTGCTTACCAACGCCATGCTTACTATGATCAACCTTGCTATGAGTGATGAGGATGATGATGGTGAGTTGTTCTACAACAAGATACCAGACTACGTCAAGGAACGCAACCTTGTCATCATGCTCGATGGCGAGAAGTATATGAAGATACCGATGCCTTACGGCTACAACATCTTCGCAAACTTTGGAGAGGCAGTAGCAACTGTGTCCTCAGGTCACAGAGACATAGATGACGCAGGCTTGTTCCTATTCAACAGCTTCATGGGGTCGTTCTCTCCGATCAGCTTTGGTCAGTCTAAGTCCCTGTTCAACTACGGTCTGAAGGCTGTTGCTCCTACCATAATCAAACCATTCTTGGAGGCTGGACTGAATGAGAGTTACTTCGGCAACAGCATCGCAAGGGAACAGCTCCCATTCATGACACCTAAGTCAGAATCTGAGATGGGATTCTACTCTCCTAAGTCTGTTCAGGACACCTTCAAGTGGATCAATCAGGTGTTTGGTGGCACCAAGTACACGTCATCTGGTGTGACCGATCAGAACCCAGATAAGTTCTGGTACATCTTTGAGTACTTCATGGGTGGTACTGGTAGGTTCATCACGCAGATTGGCACCATGATAACATCAGCCGCTGGTATGGTACAGGCTGGGGAGTTTGCTAAGGTGGAGCCATCGGATATTATATTCCTGAATAAAATCTACGGCAGCGCATCTAGGTACTACGACTACGACAGGTACAGAAAGAACGCTACTGAGGCAGCGCAACTTTACAACGAGCTTCTTGACCCAGAGGTGAAGAAGAACATGTCAAAGCTTGAGAGATACAGAGGTGTTGGTCCACTCATAGACCTGTACAAGGAGACGGAGAAACTGATGAAGGTGTTGAGAGAGGCTAGGAAGAACGCAGCTGAGATACCTAACTACACGAAGAGGGTGAACACCATCCATGACATTGAGGAGAGACAGCGTAAGGTAATGATGACATTCAACAAGAGATATGAGCAAATCAGAGGAGAGTAAACTAAAGAGCTGGCTGAAGGAGAAGGCACCCAAGGTGCTTGACATAGCTGGTGACGTGCTTCCTGACCAAGGTGTCCTTGGCATAGTGAAGCGTCTGGTGGACAGCGACCCTGACATATCAGCTCAGGACAAGCTAGAGTTTGAGAAGCTGGCATCGCAGGTTGAGATCGCAAGACAGGAGGCTGTTACCCGCAGGTGGGAGGCGGATATGTCTAGTGATGTGCAACTTGCAAAGCTTATCAGACCCAGTATAATGATCGCTCTCCTTGTGTTTTTTATGGCTGTAACTATCTGGGATGCAGTGTCAGAAGAATTTCTGCCGCGTGAAAACTTCATAGATTTGCTTCAGGTCCTGATGCTTACTGTGTTCGGCGCATACTTCGCAGGAAGGACGATAGAGAAGACATCAACGAACAAAAAAGCATGAAACAGCTTAGTTTAATCTTAATATTTTTGTCAGGTTACAGCCTTACTTCTTGGGGCCAGATAGACTCAAACATCTGCTGGACCCCAGAGGAGGATGGCGTTTACATCAGTCAGTTCTTGGACATGACAGAGTCTGAGAATGTTTTCTGGAAGACGATAAAGACAGTCGTACACATCCACCACACGGATTCTTTCAGCTACAGCCAGATACCACAGGAGCATGCGGAGAACGCTATTGCGAACCTAAACGAACAGTTTGCTGAGTACCTCTTTGACTTTGACCTACTTGCTGTTGAGTACCATGACCTTGACGAGAGTGAGGCTGGCGCTCCATTGGCTACAGGTGAGGCTTGTGCTCCTGCCAGTTACAGAACACTTGACCTTGGTGAGGAGGTATCTTGGAACAGGGATGAGATCATGAACGTACACGTTCTGCCTGACATGTGCGGTGGTATACTTGGGTTTGCCTGGAGGAGACCTATAAGTTTTAACGGTGCGGATGGAGTGTGGGTGCAGACCAATGTCTTTGGTGTTGACGGTGACTACCTGATCTACAACAGGGCTGAGAACAAGACGCTCGTTCATGAGGTAGGCCACTACCTTGGGCTGTACCATGTCTTTCAGGGCGTAGACAACTGCGGAGAAGATGCTGATGCTGACTGTACACAGATACATGATAACGTCTGTGACACACCGCCAACAAAAGTAAACTACAGCTGTGTATCTCCTTGGTGCCCAACAACTTATAATCCAGATAGACCATGGGCTGACTACGTCCATAACAACCACATGGACTATTACATCGACTCATGCAGGACAGCCTTCACGTATGGTCAGTTCCTGTACATGCACAACTGGGTTGTTGTAGAGAGACCAACGCTGATCGATGAGATTCCATTCTGCTGGGGTGACTTTAACGGAGACCTTGTTGTTGGAACGAACGATCTGCTGATGTTGTTAGCTGAATTTGGTGAACCAGCTGAAGACGGTTGTCCTCAGTGCGATCTTAATAAAGACGGCATTATAGGTGCCACTGACTTGTTGCTGTTGAACACAGTGTATGGA